CCCCCACCGCCACCGCCCGAGGTCGCGCCGCTTGCCACCGCCCAGACCACCACGGCCCAGCTCGTCAATCCCCGGGCCCAGCACGCCTCCTGGCAGTGGCCGGGCAACCTGACCTTCCTTGCCCCCACCAATTACGCCACCGGCACCGGGCCGCTCTCCGTCACCCTGGCCGCCGACCCGGATCGGCCCAACGTGATCTCCCAGGCCTTCGCCTCCTACGGCGCCGCACCCACCGGCGGCGGCCTCAAGATCGAGGACGGCGCCGGCAATGTCGTCTTTCAGGTCGACATCGCCGCGGCCGGGCTGACCGTCATCACCTTCAACCCGCCCCTGGCCGGCTCCAGGAACACGGCCATGATCGTCACCCTCCTGGGAGCCAACGCCGGCAACCTGACCGTCAACGCCTGGAAGGAGATGTGAGTTGAAGCGCAACGTCATGATCGCACGCTTCCCCTACCAGAACGCCGAGGTCCCCGACATCGCCGACTGGCTGGTGCCCACCGTCCTGGAGATGAAGAAGGACCCGTCGATCGGCGAGATCGGTCACTGCCGCGTCGACGACACGCCGATCACGATGACCCGCAACCGCGTGCTCAAGCAGGCGCTCGACCTGGGGTTCGACCACGTCCTCATGCTCGACTCCGACATGCGCCCCGACCTGTACCCGGCCATGCCCGGTTTCTGGAAGGAGGCGTGGAGCTTCGCCCGCCAGCACCAGGGCCCCTGCCTGATCGCGGCCCCCTATTGCGGGCCGCCCCCCGACGAGTGCGTCTACGTCTTCCAGTGGACCAGGCGCCAGGAGGGCAACCCCAACCCCGATTTCCACCTGCAACTGTTCACCCGCGAGCAGGCCGCGCTCAAGAAGGGCATCGAGGAGGTCGCGGCCCTGCCCACGGGACTGATCCTCATTGATCTGCGCGTTTGCAGCCGCGTCAAGCCGCCCTGGTTCCGCTACGAGTGGACCGACGTGTACGAGCAGCAAAAAGCCAGCACCGAGGACGTCTACTTCACCCGCAACTGCTCGCTTTCAGGCATCCCCGTCTACGTCACCTGGGACGCCTGGGCCGGCCACTGGAAGCGCAAACTGGTCGAGCGGCCGACCGTGCTGACCTCGGCGACGATAAGCGACGTCATGGAGGACGCGATCCTGCGCCGCCGCCACCCGGAACGGCTGGAGAAGCGCACGAACGGGCCCGTCGAACCACGCCCCACACCCCTGATCGTGGAGAGACTATGATCCACGCGGCCCTGTTCCTGGTCCTGGCGGCGCCGCCCGACGCCGTCGTGCAGCTCCCCTCCCACGGCGGCTCGGGCACCATCGTCTGGACAGCTCAGGGCCAGAGCTACGTCCTGACCGCCGGCCACATGTTCGACGGCGGCAAACGCAATGCCAGGATCCAGGTCACCGCGCCCGACCCGCGGCCCGGCGCCGCCCGCCCCGGCGGCGCCCGCCTGGTCGGCACGGACCCGAGCGCCGACCTGGCCCTGGTCGAACTCCACGCCGGCCCCCTGCCCTACGTCTGCCCGATCGCACCTGCCGGCCACACACCCGGCCGCCTGCTCTCGGTCGGTTACGACGAGATGCACTGGCCGGCCCAGAAACGGTCGGCGCACGTCATCGCGGGCAGTTTCACCCGCACCTGCACCCTGGCCACCGCCGGGCCCGGCCGGCAGATCCTCCTGGAGGACCCCGGCAACTTCCTCACGACCCAGGAGCTGCCCTGGCACGGCCGCTCGGGCGGCGGCCTCATCGACATTGACAATGGGTATCTCATCGGCGTGGTCAGCGGTTACCGGGGCACCGACCCGCGCCACTGGCAGGAGGTCAAACCGGGGGCCTCCGGCGTCTACGTGGCGCCTGGCGCCATCCGCCGCTTCGTGACCCAGTACGCACCGGGGATTCTCCAGAACCCCTACCAGTACCGGCCGCCCATCCAGAACCCGCAAATGCAGAACTACCTCCTGGAACTTTCGCGCCGCCACCAGGGACTCCTGGGCGGTTACGCCTCTCCGGGATACAGGTACTACTACCAGCAACCGTATGCCCCGCCGGGGCAGCCACCCTACTGTCCGCCGGGCGGCACCTGACCGCCCCGGCGCTAACTCGCCGTGCGCGAGGAGGACGACCATGCACCTGCTCCTGATGGCGACGCTGCTGACACCGGGGGTCCCCACGGGCAACTACGCCCCGCCCGAAAAACCACCGCTCTGCGCTTATGCACCTCCCCGGATGGCGCCGGCCGACGTGCATGCCTGTTTTTGGGGCCGCGGTTTCGGCGGCGGTTTCGGCGGCGGTTTTCCCAGTCCCTTCGGCCGGGGGTTCGGTTTCGGCCTGGGTTTCGGCCTGGGCGACTCCCTGGGCGAGAGTTTCGGCGGCGGCCAGTTCGGCTGGGGCAGCGGTTTCCCCTGGTGGCTCTACCAGCGCCAGCAATTCCCCTGGTGGATGTACGGCGGCGGCTTCCCCTGGTGGCTTTACGGCGGCGGCGGCTTCCCCTGGTGGTTGTATCGGTAAGTTGCGCTCCGGCCGACAGGTCGGCCGTCGCTTCATAGGTGAACCATGACCGCTCTCCTCTTGACCGTGCTGCTCCTGCCCGCCGGCGAGGTGACCAGTCCCTTCATCCTGGGTTGCCCCGTCGTCGACGAGCAGGCCGAGCCGCCGATCTTCGGCGTCGTCATTTACGCCTGCCAGGTGGAGCAGCTCTTGACCGACGGCCGAAGAAAGGTCCTGGTCTACGTGCTCATGGAGACCGACTCGGGCCGCTACCGCTGGTACGACCTGACCTGTCTCTCCGTGGACAAGAAGCGCCGCGGCCCGCTGCAAAAACGCCCCATCGTGACCGAGGAACGCGTTCCCAAAGGTGACCCATGAAAACGACTCTTGCTCTCCTGGCATGTGCGCTTGGCGCTTCGGTGACCGCGGCCCAGACGCCGCGGCCGGCCTACACCTACACCCCCGCCGTGGGGGCCCTGCAAAAGAGCCGCTGCTGCCCGCCCTTCCTGGGCGGCGGCGGCGGCGGTTTCGGGCCGCAAGTCAACCCCCTGCCCGTGCCCGTGCCGCAACCCGTGCCCGTGCCGCTGCCCGGCCCCGTCCCCGGCGACGGCCAGATCGCCCAGCTGATCCTGCTCGGCCAGCTCATGCAGGGCCAGAGCGAGATCCTCCTCCAGCTGGGCCGCATCGAGGGCCGCGAGCGCCTGGGCGTTGGCGGCTGCCCCTGCCCGCCCTTCGGGCCCGGCATCCAGCAACCGATCGCGCCGCCGCCCCTGATCGTGCCCCGGCCGCCCCTGGTGATCCAGCCGCGGCCGCCCATCGTCTACGACCCGCCCTTCGGGCCGGTGCAGCCGATCGAGCCGCCGCCCTTCGGGCCGATGCAGCCGATGGTGCCGCCGATCGGTCCCATGCCGCCGATCGCCGGCCCGGGGATCAACCCCTACGCCAGCCCCTTCGGCAGTCCCTTCGGGCCGATGGCCGCCAACCCTGGACCGCCGGCGGCCCAGGGTCAGGCGTACACGCTGATCAGGAGAACACGTTAATCATGGCCAGATCCAGGCCGGTTCACGCCGACGTCAAGAAGGCCCTGCTGGGCGAGATCAAGCAGCCCGACCTCGCCGAGCTGGTGGCCTACTTCTTCCACGTGGCCGGCGGCACCAAGAGCGTGGCCAAGCTGCTCCACGATGAGTTCGTGGCCGCCAGACCGGGCACGCTCATCCGCCAGCGCATCCTGGAGCTGGTGCTGCGCAACGCCCGCCACGTCAGCGACAAGTTCGCGCCCGACGACCTGGGACTCCTGGACGAGTCCGACCTGGAGCAGGAGGTACTCAAGCTGATGCCCAAGACCGAAGAGGTCAGCGATGCCGGACCCGGAGGACAGACCGCCGCGGCTGCCCAGCATGATCGTCAGCCCCGAGGACCTCAGGGAACATGAGGAATTCCTCCGCCTGTTCCAGGAGGCCCAGGAGCAAAGCGCCGCGGCGCATGTGCAGCAATGTTTCGGCGACCTGGGGGTCCTCACCCCGGTCGCGGCGGAGAAGCTCCGCCAGCACGTCCTGGAGCTGAGCAAGCGCAGGATCGAGGGTCTGCGCCTCTACGAACCCCTGGCCGTCCCCCTCCAGTTCCACATGAGCCCGGCACGCATGCGTCTGGCGCGCGGCTCCAACCGCTCCGGCAAGACCCTCTGCGCCGCCGTCGAGGTGGCCCGCGCCGCCACCGGCGCCGACCCCCACGGCAAGTACCCCAGGACCAACGGCCGCGCCTTCCTGATCGGCAAGGACCTGAAGCATTGCGGCGACGTCATGGCCCGCAAACTCCTCCGCGCCGGCGCCTTCAAGATCATCCGCGACGAGGTGACCAACCAGTGGCGCACCTTCCGGCCCTGGCGCCTGGAGGACCAGATGCGCATTGAGAAGAGCAAACCCGCCCCGCCGCTCTTGCCGCCGCGCCTGGTGCAGAAGATCGCCTGGGAGAACAAGGCCGAGTTCATCCCCTCCCTGGTCACCTTGCGCAACGGCTGGGAACTGAGTTTCTTTAGCTCCCTGGGCAAGCCGCCCCAGGGCTCCGACCTGGACCTGGTCTGGATGGACGAGGAGATCGTCGACCCAGACTGGTTGACGGAGATGAGCGCCCGCCTGCTCGACCGGGGCGGCAAGCTGCTCTGGAGCGCCACGCCCCAGGCCGGCACCGACCAGCTCTTCGACCTCCACGAGAAGGCCGAGAGCGAGCGCAGCAAGAGCAAACCCAGCGTGGCCGAGTACATCATCCTCCTGGACGACAACCCGCACGTCTCCGCCGACGAGAAGCGCCAGTTCGCCGAGAGCCTCACCGAGGAGGAGCAAAAGGTCCGCATCGGCGGCGATTTCGCGCTGCTGTCCAACAAGATTTTCCCCGAGTTCTCGATGCTGCTGCACGGGGTCGACTACTTCGACATCCCCTCCCCCTGGTGCCGCTACATGATCGTCGATCCCGGCCACCAGGTCTGCGCCGTGCTCTTCGCGGCCGTGCCGCCGCCGGAGGAGGGCGATTTCGTCTACCTCTACGACGAGCTGTACCTGCGCGAGTGCAACGCCGCCCGCTTCGCCCTGGAGGTCAGCTACAAGATCGTCGGCCAGACCTTCCAGGCCTTCATCATGGACCCCAACGCCGCCGTGCTCACCGACATGGGCACCGGCAAGAGCGTCGGCCAGCAGTACAGCGAGGCCCTGGCGCTCAAGAAGGTGTTTTCGGCGGCCACCGGCAACAACTTCGTCCTGGCCTCCGACAACATCGACGCCGGCCTCATGGCCGTCCACGAGTTGCTGCGCCGCCGCGACGACAAACCAGGACCGAGGCTGCGCGTGCTCCGCGGCCGGTTGCCCAACCTGGAATACGAGCTAAAGCGCTACCACCGCAAGAAGGTCGGTGGTATGATCGTGGACAAACCCGACGCGCGCAAGCTGAACCACCTGTGCGACTGCTTGCGCTACCTGGCGATGAGCAATGTGCGCTATGTGCCGCCGCCGAAGAAGCAGGGGCCCTTGCAGGGCTCGCTGGGCGCCTTCCGCGCCAAGCAGGAGCGGGAACGCAGGAAGAACGGCGACCCCTACGTCCGCCTGGGGCCCGGCAGCGTCAAGGGAGGGCCCGGAGCCTGACGCTCTGGCAAGTCGCGCCCCCTGCCTGGTCTGGGCGGGGTTGTGCCTGCTCAGCTACCTGCTCGGAGTGATTTTTGAACTCCTGACGAGGTGAGCGATGATTCGCTGGTTCATGGACGCCCGGCTCAACTACCGCCTCGACCGCGCCTTCGGCTGGCCGTGGTACTGGGCCTTGCTGCGCTCGCTGTTCCCGTGGACCCGCAAGTACGTCTACCCGCCCCACGTCCGCGCCGCCAACCGGGACCATTACACGCACACGGTGCGCAACTTTGAAGCCTCGACCGGCCTGCCGGTCGAGGCGCACCGCACCCTTGAAGCCTCGACCGGCCTGCCGGTCGAGGCGCACCGCACCCTGGAGGACGACGGCGATGCCGATTGAGACCCTGACCGTCGAGGAGATCGCCCGGAGCGCCTACAACGCCTGCGCCCACGCGGCCATGGTCGAGGACGGCCCCAACTGGGAGGGCGAGGGCACCGACCAGCAGGCGCGCTGGATCTACCTGGCCCGCCGCGCCCAGGAGGAGCTGCCCTCCTTCGACGGCAAAAAGGCGCCCGAGGCGGCCCGCTGGCTCTACGAGCAGTGGGCCCGCGACGCCGGCGCCCTGGACTGGGAGCACCTGGCCTTGCGCCTGCGCCTGTGCTGGGAGGCCGTCGCCCGCCACCTGGCCACGCTCCTGGACAGCGACGAGCTGGAAGACATGGCCGCCCTGGAACATTCCTGGGGCGAGTGGACCGCCGCCCGTACCTCACGAGGGTAAATGATGAGCGAGAGTGGACTTTACCGGATGCCGGCAATCAGCATCGGCGCCATCGTGCTCTGGTACCCCAACGGGGCTCGGAGCGTGCCGCCCCTGCCGGCCATCGTCACGCGCATCAACCCGCGCAGCCTGGGGCTGAGCATCTTCGCCCCGGACACGCACAACCTCATGCTCCGCGACGGCGTCCGCCACCTCGACGACCCGGAGTTCAGGAAGGACCCCGTGCGCATGGGCGAGGAGGGCGGCTGGGACTACACCGAGGAAAGCAAGGCCCTGGGCCAGACCCTCACCGACCTGGGCCGAAAGGGCAGCAAGGCTTCCGCATGAGCACGGCACTGCGTCCCCTGGTGTCCACCTGGGCCAGCAAGATCAAGCTGGGCTGGGACCAGAAGCGCAAGGACTTCCAGGAGGACGCCGACGAGGCCATGAAGTTCTTCAACGGGCCCTACGACTGGCTCTACGGGTGGCGCACGGCGGCCGCGAGCAGGGGGTTCAGCTGGGCCGGCGGCGAGGAGGACTCGCTGTCCCCGCCCAGCTTCCGCATGACCGTCAACAAGGTCGCGGAGATCGTGCAGATCTTCGGACCGGCGCTCTACCACAAGAACCCGGTGCGCCAGGTCCAGCCGCGCAAACCGCCGATGCTGCCGATGGAGCTGTTCGGCGACCCCAATAACCCGATGACCCAGGCGGGCCTCCAGATGATGGGCCAGATGGCCCAGCAGCAGGCGGCCGTGGACCAGGCCCGCTCCATCCTCCTGGAGGCATACCTCAACTACACCCCCAATGCCCTGGACCTGAAGACCGAGTCGCGCTGGGCCATCGACGAGGGCCTGATCAAGGGCTGGGGACTGCTCTGGACCGAGACCTACCGGCCCAGCGGCAACGCCGCGATGAACATGGTGGGTTCCTTCTACGACACCGTCGACAACCTGGTCGTCGATCCCGACGCCGAGACCCTCCAGGACGCCCGCTGGATCGCCCGCCGCCACGTCCAGCCCCACTGGATGGTCGAGCGCACCTTCGGCCTGCCGGCCGACACCCTGGCCACGCACGGCAAGCTGGAGTCCTTCGGCCAGCAGGCGGAGGTGACCGCCATGCCCGAGGGCGACTACCGGCGGCGGCAGGGCCAGACGTGCGACCTGATCACCTACTGGTGCATCTGGAGCAAGATGGGTCTGGGCGGCCGGCTGGCCGGGATGCTGGACAGCAAGCTGCGCCCGCTCCTGGAGCGCTTCGGGGACTACACCTACCTGGTGGTCACCAGCGACTGCCCCTACCCGCTCAACATCCCCAAGGAGCTGTGCGAGCAGCTGGGCGGCGACGACGTCCAGCTCCAGGAGCAGGCCATGGCCCAGACGACGCCCCTGGTGCAGTGGCCCACCCCCTACTGGACCGACGACACCTGGCCCTTCACCGGCATCGCCTTCCACTCCGTGCCGCGCCGCGTCTGGCCGGTCAGCCACGTCAAGCCGGGACTGGGCGAACTCAAGTTCCTCAACTGGGCCTGGAGCTTCCTCGCGGGCAAGGTGCGCACGGCCTGCCGCGACTTCATCGCCATCGCCAAGAGCGGCGGCGAGGAACTCAAGGAGCGCATCCGCCACGGCCCCGACTACACCGAGATCGAGGTGGACGCCCTGCACGAAAGCATCGACAAGATGGTCAAGTTCCTCCAGCACCCGGAGTTCAACCCCGAGATCTACAAGGTCATCGAGGGCGTGACCGTCAACTTCGAGCGCCGCACCGGCCTGACGGAACTGGCCTACGGCCTGAGCGAGGCGCAGCTGAGAAGCGCCCAGGAGGCGCAGATCAAGGGCAACGCCGTCAACATCCGCCCCGACGACATGAGCAACAAGGTCGAGGACGCCATGACCGAGGTGAGCCGCAAGGAGGCCCTGGCGGCGCGCTGGCACCTGAAAGGCCAGGACGTGGCCCCGATCTTCGGGCCGATGGCCGCCCAGTGGTGGGACCAGCTTTTAACCTCCTCGAACCCCGGCGAGATCATCCACTCCCTGGAGTACCGCATCGAGGCCAACAGCGCCCGAAAGCCCAACCGGGCGCTGGACCAGAGCAACATGAACCAGGCGATGCAGACGCTCTTCCCGAGCCTGTTCCAGTACGCCATGACCAGCGGCAACGTCGGGCCCGTGAATACCCTCATCGCCGGCTGGGCCAAGGCCAACGAGATGGACGCCACCGGCCTGAGCCTGGCGGCGCCGCCGCCGCCACCGCCGCCCGGCCCGGGCGGACCCGGAGGCCCGCCCAACCAGGGAGGCCCGCCCAACCAGGGGAAAGGACCATGACCGGGACCCAGTTGGAGGAACGCGACCCGACCTTCGTGGCCGACCTGCAAGAGAGCGAGCGGGCGCGCCTGAAGGTGGCCGCCTGGCTCCGAAGCAAGGGCCGCCGGGTCGAGGTGCCGCCTTTGCGCGTTCGTCCATGCGCCGACCAGCGGGCGGACTTCGCCGACCACGGCGACCTGTTCGTGGACGCCCAGCGCCAGAGGGTGGAAGTCCGCTGGCGCAACCTGGATTTCACCAGCGCGGCCGACTTCCCCTTCCCGACGGTGCTGCTCGGCGCCACCTACCGCTGGGACGACGTCGAGCCCAAACCCGTGGCCCTGGTGCTGACCAACCGGACCATGAGTCACTGCCTGATCGTGCCCGCCACGACCAGGGCGCGCTGGCGGGTGGTCCGCCTCTGGCGGCACGGCCGCTGGCACCAGCTGTACGCGGCGCCCGTGGTTTGTGCCCACTTCTTTGCGATGGAGGGTTAACGATGCCGGCCGTCTCCCAGGCGCAGCGCGGCTACCTGGCCCACAAGTTCGGGCCCGGGTGGATGCGCCGCCACCATTTCGACAACAAGGGACCACTGCCCGCCAGAAAGGGCGAAAAGAACAGCACGCCCAAACCGAAACGGAAAAACCCGCTCCTGGAGGCTCTGGGACAATAAGAGAGGGGAGTCAACAATGCCGCCGCGCATGGGTCCGCCGGGCGCCGCGCCGCCCCCGGGAGGGTTCCCCCCTCCCGGGGCGATGCCGCCGCCCAGTCCGTATTTCCCGCCCCAGGTGCAGATGATGCTGGCCCAGATGATGGGCGGCGGGGCGCCGCCCCAGCCGGGACCGGGGATGATGGCCCCGCCCGGCGCCGCCGTGCCCCAGCAGGCGCCCGGCGGCGTGCCGCCCGAGATGATGCTGGGCGGCATGCCCGGCGGCGGCGCCGCGCCCAACCCGCTGCTGGCCGCCCTGGGCGCCGGCCAGGGCCTGCCCCTGCCCAGCGCGGGCATGGACCCGCAACTGGTGGTGATGCTGCTCCAGCAGCTCATGGACGCCAACGGCGGCATCAACCGCGGCGGCGTGCCGCCCTACCCGGCCTCCCAGGGGGCGCCGACCTTCGGCGGCCTGGGCGGAATGCCCAATACCACCCTGGGGGGCTTTGGCCCCTCCGACCTGGGGAGTTACTGACATGGCCGCGCCGAACTTCATCCGCCGCGGCGCGAACCTGACGACGCTGCCGCCCGAGGTCAGCCAGGGCGGCGGCTACCAGGACACGAGTTTCCCCAAACCGCCTGTTGACCTGGGGCAGGGCAACCCGCTCCTGGAGGCGCTCCTGGGCCGAAGCGGCCTGGCCGCCGGCGGCGCCCTGGGCGCCGGGGCGCTGGTGCACCCCGACCTGGTCCAGGCCCTCCTGGGCATCCCGCGGCGCCGCCCGGCGGCGCCGGCCGCGGAGGATTAACCGATGTCCCTGGAAACCTTCCTGGGTGGCGCGGCGGGCGGCGCGGCCGGCAGGTCGGGGTCCATCTTCGACCTTCTGGCCCCCCTGGATTACCCGCGCCAGGCATTGTGGAACATCCCCGCCGCCCTGAGCAAGGGCGACATCCTGGGCGCCCTGCCCGGCCTCCTGGGCGGGGCCGCGGGCCTGGGCCTCGCCGCCACGGGCGCCGGCCTGCCCCTGGCGCTCCTGGGAGGAAGTCTCACGGGCGGCGCCGCCCAGGCCCTGGGTCGCGCCACGGGCAGCGAAAGCTTCGACGCCCCCACGCCCAGCGCGCTGGTCGCCGCCCTGGGCATGGACCCCGAGAGCCTCCCCGGCATGGGCGCCGGCATCGGCCTGGGCCTGGCCGGAGATCCGCTCACCTACGTCGGCGGCCTGTTCGGCCAGGGCGCGGCCCGCGCCGCCCGGAACCGCGCTCTTCTGGCGGAGGGCGAGGGACTGGGCGGCGCCGCCCGCCAGGCCGAGCTGGAGACGCTGGGCCGGCAGACGGGCGACGTGGCCCGCCGCCAGTCGGGACTGCCCGGCGTGTTTGCCCCCGGCGGGGCACTCCCCGAGCCGCCCCTGGAACCGATGGAGCGCCTGCCCTGGGAGGCATCGCCGCCCGGCGCCCGGCCGCCGACCCCGCCCGGGGAGGGGGGCGGGCCGCCGCCCGGAGTGCCGGAGCCGCCCGCGCCCCCGCACGGCCCGCCCCGGCCAGTCCTGCCCCACGACTTCCCGGCGCGGCTGGCGGAGATGCGCGCCGACAGGAGCGAGCGCCTGGCCCAGGCCATCGCCCAGATCGAGCACGGCGAGCTGAGCGCCGAGCAAATGCAGATCCTGATGCGCACGGCGCGGCTGCACACGCCCACGGACCTGCTGGCCTACCTGCGCGGCGACCCGGGTTTCCCGGCGCCGCCGCCGCTCCGGGTGCCGCCGCCGTCCTGGGGCCTGGCCCGCACCGCCGAGGAGGAGGCGATCCTGGGCGACGTCCTGGCGCAGAAGGACCCCGGCTGGAAGGGCCTGGTCGCCGAGATGCTCCAGAACCTGCGCGGCCGCGGCCAGGTGCCCGGAGAGCGCATGGGCACCGTGGAACCCTGGACGCCCCAGTCGCAGCTCTACTCCCAGACCCGGCCGGAGTACAACGTCCGCGGCGCGCTTTACGGCATGGCCCAGGACGCGCGCCATGAGGCCACCGAGCCGATCCTGCGCCGGATGCTGCAAACCGGCGAGGTGCCGGTGGGTGAGATGCCGGTGGCCTGGCACCTGGAGCACGGCGGCCCGGCCATGCGGGAGCACAATGCCCTCATGCGCGCCCTGCTGGGGCCAGGAGAGCACATGGCCCTCGACAACCCCCTGGGCAGGGAACTCATGGGCGCTCCCATGACCCGGGCCCGGGATGTGGCGCTGGCCAGTCCCTTTCGGTTCCGCGACCTGGAGCGAACAGTCGGCAGGAACTGGGACCGTCCCCTGGAGGAGGTGCCGGGCACGCGCGAAGATCTCTGGTCGCTCCTGGACTATGTGCAAGGAAAGGTGCCCACGCGCGAGACCATCCAGGGGAGCCTCCTGGCGGGGACGGCCCAGGGGGGGAACGAGACCACGCTGGGGCTCCTGGCCAGGCAGCTGGAGCGCGGGACGGTGTCGCCCGCGAACTACCGGCGGCTCAAGTTTTACAGCGGCGCCGCCGATTACGAGGACCTGCTCGCCTTCCTGCGCGGCGACATCGAGGTCCCGCGCGGCGCCGTCTGGCCGCCGCCGGAGCGGCCGTTCGCGCCGGCCCATTACCAGGACCTGGAGCGCCTGGGAATGACTCCTCAAATCGGCCGGGCGCGCGCCGACCGGCTGGGAGAACTGCCAACCAGGACCGTCGACGACCTGATGGCCCAGATCGGCACCGCGAGTCATCAGGACCTGCTGGACTTCCTGCGCGGCCAGTGGAGGTTGTCGCCATGAGTCAACTCGCGGGATTCTCCCTGGGAGGCGCGGCCGGCGCCGCCGCGGGGCGCAGCGGGTCCATCTTCGACATTTTGGCGCCTCTGGACTACGCCCGCCAGGCCGCCTGGAACCTGCCCAGCGCCCTGAGCAAGGGCGACATCCTGGGCGCCCTGCCGGGCATCCTGGGCGCCGGCGCCGGCCTGGGCCTGGCGGCCACCGGGGTGGGGTTGCCCCTGGCCCTTCTGGGCGGCTCCGTGGCCGGCGGCCTGGCCCAGGGTCTGGGCCGGTCCACGGGCAGCGAAAGTTTCGATGCGCCCACGCCAGGCCACCTGGTCCAGGCGCTGGGCATGGACCCGGAGTCCTGGGGCGGCATGGCCGCCGGCATGGGCCTGGGCGTCCTGGGCGACCCGCTGACCTACGCCGGCGGCGCCTTCGGCCGCGCCGCCGGCAAGGGGTTGGCGCAGCGCGCCGCCGTGCGCGGTATGCTGGAAACGCCCGCCCTGGAAGGGATGCCGGCCGACCTGCTGCGCGGCGCCACCCGGGCCGGGGCCACGCCCGCCGAGCTGGAGCAGGCTGCCCAGCAAGGGTTCGTCATGCGCAACCGCGAGTTGGGCAGCCTGGTGGGCCAGACCGCCGGCTTCAACGAATATGCCCGCGGTATGCCGCCCATGCGCTTCGGCCCGCCCGAGGTGCCGCCCGTGCCGCCCGTGCCGCCCGCGGCGCGGCCCTTCGACCCCATGAGCGTGCTGCCCACGGCGCCGGGCGGCAAGTTCTCCCTGGAGGAGACGCGCAACATCGAGGGTCAGCTCTGGGACCTGCTCCAGGAGAAACCTCTGGGCTACGAGCCCCAGGCCGCGGCCCTGGTCCGGCAGCTGCGCATGCGCGGCATCGTGCATGGCGGGGTTGGCTCGGGGTTGCCCGGCGAGATCGCGCCGACCCGCCCCTGGACGATCGGCCGGAGCACGCCCTATCCCACCGGGTTCCCCGGCGGGCTCAAGGACCCCTTCGAGCTGCGCGATCAGCTGCGCGAGCTGCACCGCGACCTGACCACCGACGCCCTGGCGGCGCTGCGCGAGCACGGCGCCGCCGGCGGCCTGCCGCCCTCTCCATCCAGCACCCTGCCCCGGACCTTCGAGCAGATCAACCCGCGCCAGGGCGCCCTGCTCGCGGAGTTAAGCAACGTCGGCGGCACGCCGATCAAGATGGGCGAGCTGGGCCAGACCTACTGGAACCTGCCCGGGGTGCGCAGTCCCGCGGTCAACGACCTCCTGGAGCGCTTCGGGGTGTATCGCGGCCGGGAAGGTCCCCAGCGCCTCCTGGATATGCTGGCCGCGCGGGGCAGCGATCCCACCGAGCGGTTATTGCTGGAAGCTCAGGGCGGTCGGGGGATCGAGGAGATGCTGTCGCTTTTGCGCAGCCCCGGCGCCGGCCAGCTGCCCTGGCTGGGCCAGAATGTGCCGCATGTGCCGCCGGCGCGCTTGCCCCTGCCCACGATCGCGCCGCTGGGCCCCGAGAGCATCACGGGCGAACAGGCCCGGCGGCTGATGCAGCTGCCCGGCGAGGCCCTGCGCTCCTTCCTGCCGCCGGGCGACCTGGGCAGCGCCCTGGCCCAGTCGGGCCTGACCCGCGCCCAGGTCGAGGCGCTGCTGGCCCGCCTCCAGGGAGGACTGCCATGACAGAGGCCCAGAAGGTCCACTATGATCAGTGCATCGCCCAGGGGACCTCTCCGGCCCTGGCCGAGATGTTCGCCCTGGGTGCGCCGCCCATGTCCAATACCGACCGGGAGTTCCTGGAGGGAAGAGGTGGTTGTTACGATCAGTTCGCCGGGCAGCACGACGTCGGCGACCATTACGCCCGCGTGGCGCGACAGCACGGCGTCGACGTCACCGGCAAGGTCTACCTCTCGGGACTGGCCCGCTTCCCCGGCGACCCCGCCGCCTGGGTCAGCGGCCGCGGCGACGTGCGACGTGTCTGCGAGCAGCACGGTTGGGGCTGCACGGGCAGCGTCAACCTGCCGGTGGCCAACGTGGCTCAAAGACCCGAAACCTACACTCCGGCCGCTGACCTCGTCGAGGACCGGGTGGCTACGGTCCTTCAACAAATGCCGGCAGAGGAGGCCGCGTGCGTGGACACCGACGACCTGCGCGCGCAGGCCAAAGAATCGCTGAAACCTGTCTGGGCCAATGGGCCCGTCCCGAAGGAGGATTGATATGGCCGCTCTCATCTGTGACATTCCCTTCTCGGCGGTGGCCCTGACGGCGAGCACGGCCAAGACCGTGGTTGCCGTCAAGGCCCCGGCCAATCAGGTGCTCCGGGTGCTGGAGGCGTGTGTCAGCTTCGACGGCAGCACCTCGACCAATACGCCGGCGCTCGTCGAGCTGTGTACCTGGACGGGTGCCGGCGCGGGCACGCCGGGCAGCATCCCCACCCCGGTCAAGCGCGACACCGGCCGCACCGAGACCGTGCAGAGCACGGCCGGCGTCGGCTACACCGCCGAGCCCACGGTGCTGGCCGCCGAGCAGTCCAAGTACCTGGGCCAGTTCAACGGCTTCTTCCACTACATCCTGCCCTTCGCGGCGCCGATCATCGTCCCCGGCGGCAAGGGCTACGCGGTGCGCGTGACCTCGCCCAATACCGTCAACGCCGCCGGCCACATCACCTTCGAGGAGTGATCCTTGGCCAGCTACTACGTCCGCTCTGGTGCGACCGGGACCGGCACAGGGGCGACCTGGGCCAACGCCAAGACCACCCTGGCCGCTGGTCTGGCCGTGGCCGCGGCGGGCGACGATGTCTACGTCAGCGAGGACCACGCCGAATCGGCCACCGGCACCAGGGCCCTGACCTCCTCCGGGACTGCCGCCAATCCCTGCCGCATCCTCTGCGTCAACCATGCAGGCAGCGTGCCGCCGGTTTCCGCCGACCTGCGTACCACCGGCCAGGTCCAGGCGACCACCACCTCGCCAACTGTCAGCTTCACTGGCTACGCTTACTGCTACGGATTGACCTTTATTGCCGGCAGTGCCGCTGCCAGTGCCGGCATCTTCAACATCCTCAACACGGCGGCGGGCGGCTGGTGGAAGTTCGACAACTGCACCTTCACCACCCTGGCCACCGGCAGTTCCATCCCCACCTTCGGCATGACCGGGACAGGCAACGCCGCTGACCAGCTGATCGAGTTCGAGAACACCTTCTTCAACTGGCCCGTGGGCAGCCAGGCGACTCTCGGTCATGCCACCGTCACCTGGCGGAAGGGCGGCGGTTTCGCCGGCACGGCCCCGACGACTCCCTTCATCGGGGCACTCAGCAAGCCCGGTCGTTTGTTCCTCGATGGCGTGGACCTGTCGGCCCTTGGTGCTGGTAAGTACCTCATGGACGTCAGCCAGGGCTCGGGCCGGCTGGACGTGGTCAACTGCAAGCTGAACGCCGCCCTGGGCGGCCTGACCACCGGCAGCATTGGCGGCCCGGGCGGCTGGGAGATGCGCCTGATCGACTGCGACTCGGCGGGCACCAACTACCGTTATGCCAGGCAGAACTACCAGGGCACGATCACCCAGGACACGGCCACCTACCGCACCGGCGGGGCCACGGACGGCACCACCCCGGTCAGCCGCAAGATGGTCACCGGGACCGCCAGCAAGTTCTACAACCCCCTGGTCAGCGACAACATCCTGTTCTGGAACGAGTCGCTGTCCGCCATCACGGTCACGATCCCGCTGGTGAGCAGTCTGGCCCTGAGCAACGCCGACATGTGGATGGAGGTGGAGTACCCCGGCGACGCCGGCTCGCCGCTGTCCAGCTTCGACCTGTCCACCCGCGCCAGCGACACCCTGGCCGCCGGGACCAGTCTGCCCGTGGATGGCAGCAGCACCTGGGTCGGCGCGCCGGCCAGTCCGGTCAAAAACTACCTGAGCGCCACCTTCACGCCGGCCCTCAAGGGGCCGATCGCCGTGCGCGTCGCCCTGGCCAAACCGTCGGCCACCGTCTGGTTCGACCCGCAAGCGATCGTTACTTCAGGCCGCACCTGGATGACCTTCGTGGGCTCCCAGGTCAACGAGGGCCCCGCCACGGGCGGGGGCGGGGGCGGCAATGTCATTGTGGTGGAGGATGATTAGATGCCCCTTCTCCGCAAGTTTGGCTCGACCGGCAACATCATCCGGACCACGCTGCGCAACAGCACCACCGGCATGGGCATGACCGGGCTGACCATCTCCTCGATAGGGTTGAGCATCGGCACCATCTGCGACAACGAGGCTGCCAGCACCGGCTACACGGCGGCGGGCGCCACCATCGAGACCATCACCACCCTGGGTACCTACGCCGCCCCCACGGCGACCAGGTGCCGCTTCCGGGAGGTGGACGCCGTTTTCCATCCTGGTCTGTACGAGTTCCAGTTTGCGGACGCCCGCTTCGCCGTGGCCAGCTCCCGCGTGCTGCGCATCTGCGTTTCCGGGGTCACCAACCTGATCACCCGCGACATCGTGGTGCAGTTGACCAGCTTTGACCCCGACGATGTTATCCGCATGGGCATGACCGCCATCCCCAACGTGGTCGCGGGCACCCCGGGCGGCCTGGACTCGCCGATCTTCTACGCGGGCACGGCCACCGGCGGCGGCATCAACACCCTGACCGACAGCGGCGCGGCGTGGACCTCCAACCAGTTCACGGGCTGCCGGGTCAAGATCATCTCGGGCACCGGGGCCAAGCAGAGCCGGGTGATCGTCACCAACACCAACACGATCCTGGGCATCAACCGCAACTGGACGATCACTCCCAACGCCACCAGCGTCTACGCCATCGAGGAGGGCGACGACCCCAAGATCGACGGAAGCCTGCAAACGACCGCCAACCTCACCCTCTACGAAACAGGCATCTTTTACAGCGGCACCACCTCGTCGGCGACCAGCACCACCCTGACCGACACCGTGGCCTCCTGGACGGTCAACGCCCTGGCCGGCTGCCGCGTCAAGATCGTCACGGGCACGGGCATCAAGCAGTCCCGGGTGATCGTGTCCAACACGGCCACGGTCCTGACCCTGGACCGGGCCTGGGTCACCACCCCCGCCCTGGGCGATACCTATGTCATCATCGAAAGTGATTCCCCAAAGACCGACCCGGGCCTGCAAGTGTACGCTAACCTCAACATCACCGAAAGCGGGGTCTTCTACAGCGGTACGGCTACCAGTGGCGGTACATCCAATCTAGGTGATACCAATGCTTCCTGGCCCACTAACTCCCTGATCGGCTGCCGGGTCAAGTTGACGGGCGGCACCGGGGCCAAGCAATCCAGAGTCATTATTGCCAACTCTGCCACCAGCCTGACCGTTGGCCGTACCTGGGTTACTAACCCTGATAACACTACCATCTATGTTATCATGGAGAACGACCAACCCAAGGTCGATCTTGGAGCGGGCGTCTATGCCTCCTCGATTGGCGATAAGAACGGCTATGCTCTCAGTGCTGCCGGCGTCACGGCCGTCTGGAACGAGGCCCAGACGGGCCACAACACCCTCGGCACCTTCGGCTACTACCTGAACGCCCGCATCAGCGACATCCCGAGCCCGCCCAGCGTGACCCAGATCGTCAACGGGGTATGGAACGAGGCCCAGACGGGCCACAACACCCTCGGCGCCTTCGGCTACTACCTGAACGCCCGCATCAGCGACATCCCGAGCCCGCCCAGCGTGACCCAGATCGTCAACGGGGTATGGGACGAGGCCCAGTCGGGCCACACCACCCCCGGCACCTTCGGCTCCTTCCTGGACGCCCAGGTATCGGGGGTCAGCACTGGTGGTGTCACCCCACCTACGGTAGCAGAGATTGTAGCCGGGGTTTGGGATGAACTTCAGTCTGCTCATACCACTCCGGGTACGTTTGGCCTATACCTGGACGCTGCTATCTCTGGGGTCAGCACCGGCGGGGTGACTCCCCCTACCGTAACGGAAATCGTCAATGGTGTCTGGGACGAGGCCCTTAACAACCACCTGACCTCGGGCAGCACAGGGTCAGCCCTGTCGGCAGCGGCCACAGGCACCTCGGGGGAGAGCATCCAGAGCCAGTGGCGGTACAACACCTCGACGACCATGGCGGACCCAGGCAGCGGTAAGTTCCGCACCAACACCGTGACCTTTACTACGGCCACGCAGATGACCCTGAGCTACTACGACAACGCTAACATCGACTACGCGAACTCGATCCGCAACCTCACGGCAGGCGACACCGTGACCATGCAGGATGCTGGCAACTCCGTCAACTGGGCTCAGTACGTCCTTGCCACCGACCCCGTGGACAACGGCGGCTGGTGGCTCATGAACCTGACCTTTGTGGCAGCGAGCGGCACGGTGCCGACCAACAACAGCGTGGTGATAATCCTGTTCCGCAAGCAGGGCATCACCGCCGCCCTCATTGCCGACGCGGTCTGGGACGAGGTGCAGAGCGGCCACACCACCTTCGGCACCTTCGGGTATTACCTGGACGCCCCGGTTTCCGGGATCAGCACGGGCGGGGGCGGCGGCGGCACCGACTGGACCACCACCGAGCGCGATCAGATCCGCTACCGGCTGGGACTGGACGGGGTCACGGCCGTGCCGGCGGCCAGCCCCGTGCTGCCGGTCAGCAGCGTCAGCGGCAACGTTGCCGGCACGGTCGGCGGCATCGCCGGGGTGAGCTTCCCGGCCCACTTCGCCGACCTGGCCATCGCGGCGGGCACCGGCCAGGTCAGCGCCGTCATGGCGGCGGGCGCCATCAGCGAGGCCAGCTTCACCCTGCCGCCCGAGCCCGCCGGCCCGGCGGAGGGACTGCTGGCCAAGATCATGCAGACCTGGAACCGCTGGTTCGAGAAGACGGTTTACGACCCCACGGCCGGCACCCTCAAGACCTATGCCGCCGACGGGGTGACGGTCATCACCGTCCAGGAGGTGAGCATCGTCGCTGACGTGCAGACCGTCGAGGCCGCGGAGGCCGCCGCATGAACATCATCAGCGAATTTGTGATGCCGCCCTTCACGCTGGCGCCGGCGCCGGTGGTGCCGGTGGTGCCGCCCGTGTGCCCCTACCGGCCCGGACGGCGCCCGGCCGACGACGTGCTCCGGGTCCGGCCCGACACCTGCACCCTGCCGGCGCACGCCACGCCCAACCGGCAAGCGCTGCCCGACAGCCGCCGGGCCACGCCCGCCCAGGCCGAGAACACACCGCACGTCCGCGCCCAGAAGGTCGACGCCCTTCGGATCAGGCCCGACACTTGCACCGTCCCGGGGAAATGAACCGTGGCCATCGAGCAGCTGGCGAACCTGGCGATCACCACCCTCAACGGGGCGATCAACAACTCCGTCACCACGCTGACGTTGACCAGCGCCACGAATTTTTCGACCACGGGCAACTTCCGCATCGTCTGCGAATCGGAGATCATGCTGGTGACGGGCGTGAGCGGCACCACCCTGACCGTGACCCGCGGCGCCGAGGGGACCAGCGCGGCCTCGCATATCAGCGGCGCTCCGGTGGCCCAGGTGCTGACCGCGGGAGCGATCTCCGGGAACGTCCCCTTCCTGATCGGCAGTCAGGTGCTGGGCAGCAACCAGGGGACGATTACCTTTTCCAGCATCCCGGCAACCTGGAATCATTTGCGGCTGCAAATTTTGGGCCGAAGCGCCGGCGCGGTTGGCAATGAAAATGTGCTCATCAGGTTCAACAGTGACAGCGGCGCCAACTACAATACCCAGCAGACTCAGTCGAACGGCACATCGCTCACCGGCACTGGCCTGGTCAACCAGACTGGCGCAATTGTTGCCTCTCTGACAGGAGCCAATGTCACGTCCGGCTATGCCAGCGGCTCCACGGTGGACATCCTGGGCTATGCGCAGACGAATTTCTTCAAGGTCGTACTGTCGAGCATCTGGATCATCAATGGCACCTCGGGAACCACCAATCAATTCGCCGTCCAGCTGGACGGCATCTGGAAATCGACGTCGGCCATTGCCCAGATCGACCTGACCCTGGTGAGCGCCAATAACTTCGTGGCGGGCTCGATCTTCTCGCTTTACGGGATGCCCTGAGAATGTCTTACAGCGGCGTCCTGGGCAGGCCCAGCGCCTACCTGGGCAACCTGGTCCTGGGCCAGCTGGACGCGGCCGCCAACCTGCCGCCGCCGGGGCAGGTCATTGACACCGCGGTGTCCGCCGGCCAGGTCGAGCAAGGCCGGGTCCTGGCCGGCGAAAACCCGGCCCTGACGGCGGCACCGCCGCCGCCCCAGCGCCAGGCCGTGCGCGCGGTCGTCAAGGCGGAGGAGCCAGCGCCCGACCTGCTGGCGGGCAGGACGGCGCACAGCCGGCCGCCGCAACTGCCCCTGCCGCCGACGCCCTTCCCCGGCGCGGTGATCAGGGCGGAGGAACCGCCGCCCGATCCCGGCTGGGTGCGCGGCACGCCGCACGGGTTCGCCCCGGCCCAGCCCAAGCCGGTGCCCGGGCAGATCATCAGGGCCGAGGAGCCGCCGCCCGACCCCGGCGCCGTGCTCAAGCACGTGCCCTTCCGGTTCACGCCGGCGCCGGTGGTGCAGACGCCCATCCCGTGGGAGATCCACGCGGAGGAGCCGCCGCCCGACCCCGGCAGGGTGGAACACGGCCCCCTGGGCCTGTTCACGCCGCCCCTACCGGTGCCGTGCCCCTATGTGCCGGCGAAATTCACCACGAGGGAGCGGCGGCCGCGCCGCCCCGACACCTGCACGAGCTGAGTCATGGACATCCGCCTGACCACCTACAAGGACCTGATCGACCACTGCCTGGACTTCCTGGGCGCCAACCCCGACGCCAGCGCCACCCGGGACTGCCGCCGCGCCATCCAGAACGGTTACCGCGACCTGGCCTCGCGGCACCACTGGATCTACTACTACACGCGCGGCCGCCTGAACACGGTGGCCCCCTACCAGGCCGGCACGATCAGCTACACCCACGCCACGCGCACGGTGGCCCTCACCGGCGGCCAGTTCCCCACCTGGGCGGGCCAGGGGATGCTGTCGATCGTCAACGTCGTCTACGAGGTGGCCACCTCGCCCGACGCCAGCACGCTGATCCTCACCCAGCAGTCCAACCCCGGCGCCGATGTTGCCCCCGGCCAGGTGTACACCCTCTACCAGGACACCTACCCGCTGCCCGTGGACTGCCAGGCCATCGACCGCCTGATCCTGGTCAACAACGCCTTCTCGATGTGGTACGAGCACCCCTCGGCCTGGCTGGAGCGGCAGCGCATCTACCGGGGCCCGGCGGTGCCGCGCTCCTACACGATCCGGGGCACGCCCGACTACCTGGGCTCGCTGGCCATCTCCTTCTTCCCGCCGCCCGACAACCACTACGACTTCGACTACATCTACCAGCGCCGGCCCCGGCCGCTGCTCAAGGACCAGGTCATGGCCGGTGCGGCCGGCGTGGTCGCCGGCTCCCTGGTGGTCGGCGGCACCGGCACGGCCTGGGACGCCTCGCTGGTCGGCTCGGTCTTCCGCCTGGGTTACGACAACCAGAACCTGCCCACGGGCCTGGCCGGCAGCTACCCGGCCAGCTACGAGCGCATCATTGTGGACGTGCCCGACGCCCAGACGCTTGTGGTCGACGCCCCCTTCGACCAGAGCCTGGGTCCGCTCAAGTACCTGATCAGCGACCCGGTGGACATGGAGGAGCTGGCCATGATGACGGCGCTTGAGCGCAGCGTCGAGTTCCAGCTGAGCATGAGCCGCAACAAGGAGAGCCGGGTGCAGGCGATGACCGCCTACAAGGTGGCCCTGGTCGAGGCAATGGAGGCGGATAGCCGCAACTTCTCGATGGAGTCGTCCGGGTCGCAAAGGATGTTCCCGTATCGGCTTGCGAATATGCCCCGTGGTCCCGATATTTCCTGAAAGGAGGTGGGCCATGCCAGAGTTGTCTCCCTTTGACCACATCCGCCAGGTGGTCGAGGGCCAGCGGATCGTCCGCGTCGAGCGGGTGTTCTTCGACGACGTCGGCCTGCCCGGCCACAACGAGGTCCACCTGGAGCTGGACAACGGCGTCACGATCGCCTTGACAAGCACGGGCGTTCAGATTATGCGTGTACCAATCGCCGACGTGCAGACGCCGGCGCTGCTGCGAGGGAAGTGACATGCAGGAAAAGGTCCGCGCCCAGGTCAAGATCCTGGACTTCGCCGGGCTGGTGACGCGGCCCGATCCCAACGACATCCAGCCGGGGCAGGCGCGCATCCAGGTCAACGCTTCCTGCATCACCCCGGGCGAGCTGCGCGTCCGCCCGGGCGTGCGCGAGGTGACCTTCGAGGACGACTGACATGGGACTGTTCCTGGGTTTTGTCGAGCAGGAAGGGACGATCGACCTGCCGGTGCTGGTGACCAACGCCGGCACTCCCGTCAACACCGATGCCCTGCCTGGCTATCGCATCTACGGGCCGGGGGGCCTGCTGGCCGCCGGCGGCATGAGCCTGAAGGATTCGGGTACGGTCAGCAACGCCACCAACGCCTCCCCCATCGTCGTCACCAGCGCCGGCCACGGACTGACGACCGGCACCGTGGTGACGGTGGCCGGCGTGGTTGGCAACCTGGCGGCCAACACCACCAGGACCGTGACCGTGATCGACGCGAACTCCTTCTCCCTGGACGGCACGACGGGCAGCGGCGCCTACACCTTGGGCGGCACCTGGAACACGGCCGGGCTTTACCACCTGGTCCTGAGCGCCACCGGCAGCAATGGTTTCCAGGCCGGCACCACCTACACCCTGCTGGTGACCGCGGAGATCGCCGGCGTGGGCTGGGCCGACCTGTCGACCTTCACCGTGACCTGAAAGGAGGACGTCCTTGGCCTACCGCGGCCGTTACTACCAGGGCGACGAGATCCCGCTGGGGGTGCTGACCACCGACGCGGCCGGCGTGCCCGTTTTCCCCGACGCCTGCCCGCAATTGGAAATCTACGGCCCGGCCGGCAAGGTCGCGGGCGGCTGGACTCCCGGAGGGCTCGGTGGGAGCGGTTCACCAGTACCCGTTCAGGACCGCTTTGGGACCACCGGGCTCTTCGGGATCAACCTGCTCCTGGGCTCTTTGTTCAGCCCCGGCCTTTACCAGGCCACCTACCGCTGGACGAGCGGGGCGCACCGGGGCCTGGCCCTGGACACCTTCGAGGTGCTGCCCGGCAGCAGTGCCCGGGGCACGCCGATCAGCATGTACTTCCATGATCAGCCCCAGGCCAATTACCTGGTGCGCCAGCTCGACTCCGGCCGGCTGGTGGCCAACCGCAACCCGAGGGTTTGACCATGCCGACGACCACGGAAATCGAGTCCCTCCTGCACGACGCGGAGCCGATCGTGCTCGGGGTGATCGTCAAGCACTTCGCCCCGGCCATGCGAGCGCACATGGACGACATGCTCTCGGCGGGCATGGAGGCCGTCTGGCACGCCGCCCAGAAGTACGACCCCGGCGGCGGGCGCAGCTTCCTGAGCTTCGCCTACACCCGCGTCCGCTGGGCGGTCATCGACTGCCTGCGCACGCTCACCCGGTATCGCGCCAAGAAGGCGCTGCCGGTGTGCTCCCTGGACAGCCTGCTCGACGACGGCGGCTTCCAGGAGCTGCTCGACGACCGGGGCGAAGCGCCCGACAGCGAGCTGCTCCTGGAGGAGGAGCTGGAGCTGCTGCGCCGCCGCGTGGGCAAGGACTGGGTCCTGGTGCAGGCCTTCCTGGAGGGGCGGTCCCTCCAGGGGCCGGCGCGGCAGCTGGGCCTGTCGGAATCGGGAGCGCGCTTCCGCCGGGAGGCGTTGTTCGCGGCGATCCGGGCCGGTGAGTACGGCAACCTCGTGGGGGCCTGACATGGAACCAAGCGTGAAGTATTCGGGCCGCTGGAGCTGGGAGCTGTTCAACCCCGACGGCAGCCTGGAGGCGCGGGGCGACTTCCCCAACGGCACCACCCTGGCCGGCATCAACGACATCCTGGGCGTGTACCTGGCCAGCGGCACCCAGAACCTCACCTGGTATCTGGGGCTGATCAACAACACGGGCTTCAGCGCGCTCTCCCCCAGCGACACGATCAGCTCCCACCCCGGCTGGGTGGAGCTAACCACCTACGCCGAGGGCGTGCGGCCGACCTGGGTGCCGGGGACGCCCAGCGGCCAGAGCGTCACCAACCCGACCAGCGCCACCTTCACGATCAACGCCGCCGGCACGCTGGCCGGGGCCTTCCTGGTCAGCAACACCACCAAGGGCGGCACCAGCGGCATGTTGTGGGCCACCGGCGCCTTCGGCACGCCCCAGGCGGTGACCAACGGTCAGCTGTTCAAGGTGACCTACACCTGCAATGGGACCGGCTCATGAGCGAGATCACCGCCGGCCAGGACCACGACCGCGCCGTCTTGCAGCCGCAATGGTCGCGGCCCCTGGGGGCCAAACCAATTGTTTATGCCTCCTTCTCCTCGGGGGTGGCCTTCGCCTCGCCGGGGATCGTCGAGCCCCTGGCGACCAGCGGCGTGGATTTCGAGTCGACCTTCGGCACGCCCTCGCCGACCGGGCCGATCACCAGCGGGGTGCAGTTCGGTTCTCGTTTCCAGGTCATCGGCGGCGACCTCGCCGATGCCCGCTACCGACGGTGAGCCATGCCTGACAGTTTTGCCCAGACCCCCGATGGTCTGCTGCTCATCGCCAACGGCTGGAACCCGATGCTGCGCTGGGACTCCCTGCGCGGCCAGGCCGAGCCGGCCGGCGTGCTGCCGCCGACCACCCCCTGCACGGTCAACACCCCGGCCACCACCGTCCAGGCCGCGCCCCTGGGCATGTACTACGCCTACGTCCGCTTCGTCGACGAGTTCGGCAACTTCTCGAACCTGTCGCCGCTGTCGGCGGTCAGCACGCCCGTGCCCCAGCCCGGCGGCCAGCGCAACTACAAGTGGGGCTATTACACCCTCCACGACTACACGATCGAGGGCCGCTACCTGCCCTACAAAAGCCCCGGCCACGGACTGACCAGCGGCGACATCATCTATATGTACGACATCATCGCCGGCCCCTTCTCGGCCAACACGGTCTGGAACATCCAGGTGACCGACCCCGACCACTTCTTGCTGACCACCCCGGCGACGGAGATCCCCGGCGAAACCGACCCCAACACCCTCAACCCGATCATCTGGAACCTGCCCGGGTACGTGGGCAAGACCTTCGCCTTCCCGCCGCCCGACCCGTTCTGGACCGGCGGCGTGCAGGAGGGCATCCCTGCCGGCCAGATCCGCGCCGACGGCATCTGGCTGCGCGCCAGCAGCGGCACGGCCCAGGGCGGCGGCCCGCCGATCCTCGTCTACTACTCCAACGTGCCCACGCCCACGGAGGCCAAGGTGCGCCGCCGCCAGATCCTGCGCAACACCAGCGGCCAGCAGCAGACCTATTACGTCGATGTCGATACCACCGACCTGACCAGCGCGACCTTCACCAGCACCCTGGACGACATGACCCTGGCCGCCCAGGAGAGCTTCTCCCTGTTCGACGACCAGCAGAACTCCCAGGCCGACTTCTACCACGTCCCGCCGGCCCACAAGAGCGTGGTCAATTTCTTCCTGTCGCGCATGTACGCCGCCGTCGACATCGAGTATTCCGAGGGCTGCGTGGCCCTGACGCACGGCTCCACCCAGGTCCAGGGGGTGGGCACCGAGTGGATCAACTGGACTCCCAACGACCAGCTCGTCAACCGCTTCCTCTACGTCCACGGCAGCGACGACCCCCTCCAGATCGACAGCGTCGACCCGATCAACCAGGTGCTGACCCTGGACAGCCCCTACCTGGGGCCGACCGACCCCTTCGGCCAGTACACGATCCGGCCGGCGCCGGCCGAGCGCAAGCTGGTCTACTATTCCCAGGCGGGGCTGAGCGAGGCGTGGCCGGTGACCAACGCCGTGGCCGTGCCCGAGGACGGCGACCAGCTCACCGGCCTCATGGCCAAGGGCTCGTTCCAGTATTTCCTGGAGCGGCAGAAGATCTACCGGCTCACCACCCAGACCGACCCGGCGGTGGACGGCTACCTGTTCCTGGCCGCCAACCGCGGCTGCGTCAACAACCGCTGCTGGGTGCTGGTCGACGACCTGGCCTACCTGCTCGACCAGGCGGGGGTCTACTCCTTCACCGGCGGCACCGCCAAGAGCGTCAGCGAGCAGATCCAGGACATCTTCGAGTCGGACGCCTCGCCCGACGCCAGCGTGCGCGTCAACTGGGCCGCGAGCAGGTACTTCCACGCCATCCACTACCCGGCCCAGGAGGTGATCCGCTGGTTCGTGGCCCTGTCGGGCGACCGCTATCCCCGCCACGCCCTGGCCTACGCCTACCGCACGGAGCGCTGGTTCCTCGACGAGTTCGCCTTCCCGGTGCCCTGCTCCTGCATCGGCTACATGAACGGCAAGCCCCAGGTCTTCCTGGGGGCGCCGGGCAACCGGGTGCTCTCCTTCGGCAACAACGGCCTGGACGGTCCCGACGCCAGCACCGGCACCGTTTATGGGCCGGTCAGCCGGGCCACGCCCGACTCGCTGACCGACCTGACGGCCATCTTCCCCGTCCAGGGCGTGCTGGGCAACCCGGTGGTGATCGTCGCCGGCCGCGGCAAGGGGCAGGTGCGCCGCGTCACGGCCGTGGCGGGCACCACCCTGCGCGTCGAGCAACCCTGGGGGATATTGCCCGACGCCAGCAGCGTCTATCAGCTGGGCGGCATCCCCTGGCGGTGGCGCTCCGGCTGGTTCCGCTGGGCCGAGGAGGAGAACGAGAACCCGCGCCGCGTCGAGATCGTCTTCAAGCCGGTGCTCCATGCCTGCGCCCTGGACGCCCGCCTCTACCTCGACCGGGCTGCCGTGCCGCTGGTCTGGGACGCCACCTTCACCAGCGAGCAGGCCAACCAGTTCGCCAGCACGCAGGGCAGCCCCGATCTGACCGCCGACCTGACCAAGGCTTCGGGGTTCGTGCAAAGGCGCATGGACGGCTGGCGCGAGTTCAACGTGGACGGCCGGCGGTTCTTTCAGCTGGAAATGGCCGGGGTTTCCTGCCAGGACCCCGTGGTGATCTACCAGGCCATCGTTGACGGAGCGGGAAGCTGATGCCTGATCCAACCCCGAGCCTTTTTGGCAACGGCATCGACCTGCTGCTGGCCCCCGACTGGGAGAACATGGGGCTGGGCGCGGCGATGGAGACGATCTGGGCGGTGCTGCGCGCGGCGCACCTGGAGAACATCCAGGCCCCGCTGGTCATCAACAACCCCAACCCGGCCCAGCCGGCGATCGAGGTGCAGAGCAAGGACCCCGGCCAGGTGCCGACGATCAAGGTGACGCCGGCGGGCCTGCCGCCCGTGGAGCTGCCAATCACGCCGGGTTTCGGGGGGGGCGGCGGCACCGCGCCCACCACGGGCATCGCCGGCCGGCTGGTGACGGTCAAGACGATCAAGAAGGACACGCTGATCGTCAACGACCCGGCCGATCCCAACTTCCAGGGGGTGACCGTGGCCAAACCCTTTGCCCTCCAGGGCACGCAGACGCCCGTGGCCCCGGTGACGAGTTATGATCTTACCAGCGACGACGCCCAGGAGCGCACGGCGCACCTGGATACCGGCGATCCCATTGATGACGAGGACCAGGTGGTCGTGCCCAAGTACATCGCCGGCAAGACGCAGCTGGTGATCCTGCAACTGCCGGTGCCCGTGGTGGTCACCGGCTCCAGCGAGCTGGTCCTCACGGACCCCGTTACCTGGATCGACATGAACATCGACGCCCGCGCCTGGGCCACGACGATCCCGCTTGATAACAGTCAACCCACGGATGTGGCGCCTCACTAGGAGCAACCATGAAGCCCTATTCGACTCCTGGCAAGGCGATGGTCCGCTCCGATGCACGGGCTCTCTACAGGGTTCCAGACCTGGCATTCTTTTTCATCTGCGTGCGCGGCACAAAGGGACCTGTAGGCGGCCCCATTCCGCCACTTCCGCCCATCGGGACAACTCCAGAACCGCCGATTTTGCAGAAAACCTTCCTCTGGGGTTTGGGGCGTGACGCAGTTTATAACATGATCAATGCCAAATGGTGGCGGCCGACCTGGCGGGTTGGCATCCTGGAAACCACCAGTATGGTTGACGTTACCGCCAGCGTCTCGCCAGCGGACCCCTATCTTTATGTGGACCAATTCACTCATACGTCGCATGATGTCCGGCCCTGGTTTCTCGCGCAGGACATTTTGCCAACGGTCTGGACAGGCTGGCTGACCAAGAAAGAGGCGCAGGCTTTTGTCGCCGAGGACCACATCGAGGACATCAACGGCTATATCAGTTTGGATTGGGTTTCCCCCTTCCTGCCGCCGCCGCCGCCACCGCCGACGCCACCACCCATTTTTAATTGGACACTGATCCAGAATCGAGTCGGCGGTCGTTTCTTGTTTCCAGGTGATGCCGGGTTCATGATCTGGAATACCTTGAACGAGTGGCTGCCCAAGATCAGGGCGATGGGCGCCAAACCGCCAGGCTGCGAGGTGATCCTGGCCTCTGATTTCCAGTTCTTCAAGGAGATAGTTGACCCAACGCAGGCTCTGCCCGGGGACCAGGATCAAGTGGTTGCCGACATCGTTGCAAACGGGTGGCGCTACTACGGGGCCTTCCACAACGCGGCTCTTTTTGCTCACGATGACCCGAATAATTACAACAACTTCGTCGCCGTAGACGCAACAAGAGGCAAGGTGGACGTCGAACTCGAAAATTGGGCCAACCTGAGCTGGCCTGGAAGTGATCGGAGTGCCCCTACCCCTCCACCGGGGTTGGCCCTCAACCAGATCAAGTATCTTGAGCAGTGTGCCATTTATGTGAACAGCGGTTTTCAGCGCTGGGGGAAGTATCCAAATCCCAGCAACTGAAAGAGAGGTGAGTCATGCAAGGTTTCGCACAGGCGCCAGGTATGCTCATGAGCGCCATGCGCT